TCCGACGGAGAAACTCAGCACCTGGGTCTCGCCGGTGGTGCTGTCGGCGTAGCTGATCTGCACCGCAACCGTGCCGGAGGCGCCGGCGGCGACCGCGATCACCGGCGCGGGCGATGGCGCCACCGCCGGCTCCTGGAAGATCTGGCTGCGGATCACCGAGGCGATGCGCGCCGCGTTCACCGGCAGGCCGACGAACTGCGCGAGCCCGGCGCCATAGGACGGGTTCCACAAATAGTCGCCGGGATTGGTCAGCAGCCGGCGCAGCACCCGCTGCTGGCCCAGTTGCGTCGTGTCCACGGTCGCCAGGTCGCCGCCCGGCCCGACCGCGAGGTCGTTGCCGTAGAACTGCGCCAGATCGGGCATCGGCTACTCCGCGTCCGGGTTGCTGGTGGTGGCCGTGTTGCCGCCGCCGGTCTGCACGCCGCCATGCACGTGCGCGTCGTAGTTGCCGCGCAGCCGGTCGAGGCTGCCGTGCCGGTCGTAGACGTCGCCGTTGACGTGCAGGTCGCCGTTGACCCGCACCGTGCCGTCGGCGACCAGCTTGAGGAAGCTGCCGGACTGGTGCACCAGCCACACCTCGCCGACCGGCGCGCCCGGCGTCGCCGCGCCGTCGCTCCAGGCGCCGCCGACGATCACGCCATGCTCGCCGGCGCCGTCCTGCGGCAGCACCAGCACCTGCTGGCCCGGCATCGGCGGCACGCACAGCCCCCAGCCGGCGCCGACCCACGGGCTCAGCACCGGCAACCAGCCGGTGACCACGCCCTCCGGCTGCAACGCCACCCGGGCGGCGTGGCGCTTGGGGTCGACGCTGACCACGGTGGCAAAGCGCGGCCGCCCGGCGGCCAAATCCTGCGCCGCCGACTGCGCCTTCAGCGCGTTGAGGAAACGGTGCATCGTCTACTCCGGCAGGGCGGCGCGGGCGCGCAGGCGCTGGGTGAAGCCGCGCGTGGCGTGCAGCCGCCGCTCGATCTCGTCGATGCGCAGCGCCGTGTCGAAGATCGTCCCGGTGCCCTGCAACAACAGGGGCAGCCGCGGTGCCAGCGTGAGTTCGCCGGGCATCTCGATGCTGGCCACCAGCTCGTGCCCGGTCAGCTCCGCCAGCACGTTCTGCGCATAGGCCTGCGCCTCCGCCGGCGTCAGGTTCGGGGCGACATAGACATATTGCTTGCTGCGCGCCGCACCGCGGGCGGTGCGCGCCGTCTGCACCGTCGCGACCCCCTGCCGGCTGTGCCAGCTTTTCACCGACACGTCGATGTCGCCGGCCAGCGTCAGGGCGCGTTCCAGCCGCAGCGCCATCACCGAGGCCATCGGCAGCAGCACCGGCGGTGCCGCGCTGCGCGGCTGGAAGTTCAGCACCGTGCCGCCGACCCACAGGTCGAACGCCTCGCGCTTGGCGAGCGCCACCAGCAGGTCCCACTCGGTCGTCGCCGCCCCGGCCGCATTCAGCGTCAGGCTGTCATGCTCCAGTTCCCAGTAGCGCCCGACCGGCGTCGTCGTGGCCTGCACATTGGCCGCCAGCCCATGCCGGCCGGCCAGGATGGTGGCGATCTCGGAGGATGTGCGGTTGGCGAACGTCTCCTGCGTGCGCGCCTCGATCAGGTCGGCGCTGCGGTCCCGCCCCTCGATCAGCAGCGTGCCGGCCAGCGGGTCGATCGCCACCAGATCGGCGTAGCCCTGCACCAAGCTCGCGAACGGGCCGAGCGGCGACAGCGCCACCTGCACCTCGACGTAAAGCTGCGGCTGCGCCGCCCAGGCGGCGGCGTCGTCCGCCAGCGCCGCCTGCACGCGAAAACGGTCGGCGCTGAAGAACGCCGTGCTGGTCACCGTCGCCTCGATGGCGTTGGCCAGCGGCGCGCCGTTGACCAGCACGGTCAGCCGTGGCTGGCGCAGCTCACTGGGCGGCAATGCCGCCTCCCGCGCCCGGGTCGACCGCGGGGATGCGCAGCGTCTGCGGGCCGACCAGCATCGGGTCGGAGAGATTGTTGAGCTGGGCGATCCGCACCCATTGCGTGGCGTCGCCCAGATAGGTCAGCGCGAAGCGGAACAGGTTGCCGCCGGCGACTTGGATGGTCCGCATCACGCCCCCAGACTGTCGAGGTTGGCCAGCGCCCGCCCGGCATAGCCGTTGGCATCGGCGTATTGCGCGAGCTGCCCGGCCGCCGTGGCCGCCGTCGCCGGGTCGGGCGCGGCGAGCAGCGCGCTGCCGGCATTGCCCATGCCCGCCTGCGCCGCCGCGACCAGCGCACCGACCGCGCCGGTGGCCCCGGCATAGGCGGCGGTGCCCGGCGACAGCGCCCCGCCGACGCCAAGGGCCGCCAGCGCGCCGCCGGTATCCAGGCCGGCGACCGAGGCCAAATCCGCCAGCACGCTGGTCGCCACCGACACGGCGAGCGCCAGCGGCGACTGCGCGAGGTCCTGGATCACCTTGCATTCGATCCGGTACGGCACCCAGTTCGGCCGCTGGTAGCGCGCCTCGAACGTGCCGATCACCACCAGATAGGCGAACGCGTCCCAGGCCAGCGTCCAGGCGCCGCCCTGCGCGCGCATCAGGTCGATCGCCCGCGCCCGCTCCGCCGCGTCGGCGCCGGAGAAGCTGCCGGACCAGCCGATATCGGCGTCGTCGCGGCCCATCGCGTCGATCACCCGGGCGCCGCCGGGCAGCTTGTGCACCGCCAGGCGCTGCTCGCCGCCGAAGCGGATCTGCGCCGGCAGCTCGAAGTCGGTGAAGGCGACCGGGCCGAGTTGCAGGTAGCTCGACATGCGCTCAGCCCCCCTGCAGCGTGCCCGGCCAGGCCGGCGTCATCCGGGGATCGAACCCGGTGCCGCCGGCTTGCGGCCGGCCGGCCTCGCGCGCCAGGTGCTCGGCCATCCAGGTGCCGACGCGCACGCCGTCGAGGAACACGTCCCCCCCGGTCGGCCCGCCGGCGGCGGCCGGCGTGGGCGGCGGCGCATAGGCGCGCGCCGGCGGCGGCTCGGCCATCGTCGTCGCCGCCGGCTCCGGCGAAGCGGACGCCTCCGGCGCCCAGGCGTGCGGCGCCCAAGGAACAGGCGCGGCCTCGGCGGACGGAGGCGGCAGCGCCGGCGCCGCCCAGGGCACGGCCGGCAGCGGCGCCGCCCCGCCCGGCACCGGCTCGGCCGGCGGCGGCAGCGGCGGCGGCGCGAACGAAGCGAACAGGAGCGGCGCGGCCGGTGCCGTGGCACCCGATGGGGCGAGCGGCGACGGCACCGCCGGGTCGCGCACCGGCGCGGCGACGGGCGCTGTCAGCACCGGCTCCGCCCCGGCTGGCGGGAATGCCGGCGGCGGGGCGAGCGGTGCTGCCGGCGGCATGGGTCGCGTCGTCTCCGGCGCGGCCGGGTCCGCCGCCGGCATCGGCGCCGGCCGCGCCGGCGGCACCGCGGCCGCGGCGATCCCCACCGCCCGCAGGTCGGAAAAGCCGGCGAAGGCGCGCGCCGCGGCAGCTTGCGCCGTCGCCAGCATCCCCTCGACGGCACCGATCGCCTCGGCCACGCCGCTGCCCAGCAGCAGCGCCAGCCCGATCCCGGCCGGATCGCCCTCTGTCTCGCTCACGCTTTCGGGTCCTTCCAGCGCAGCGCGCGGTCGTCGAACACGTGGCCGCCGAGCCGGCCCAGCGCGATCACGAACGCCATCCGCTCATCGTCGGGCAGGCAGAACGCGACGTCGAACGGCACCCCGTTCCTGACCAGGTAAAGACAGTCCACCAGATCGGGGTGCCGGCTCAGTTTCCCGCCGTGGCCGCCACCTCGGCCGCACTCGGCCGCGCTTCCGCCATCGCCGCGCCGGCGGCGGCGATCCCGGCATCGCCGAGGCGGGCCACCAGCGCCTCGATCTGCGCCTCGCTGGCCGGCACCGGCACCGGCACGTCGTCGATCGCGGCGACGCTGAACGCCAGTGCCGCGAGGCCGAGCCAGGACTGGTTCTGCGCCAGCACCGGCCCGGCCGCCTTGAACAGCCGCAGCTTGTCGAGCGCGGTCAGCCGGCGCAGCCGCAGCACCCGGCCTTGCGCGTCGGTCACGCTGGCCTCCGCCTGCGCCTGGGCGATCAGCCGCGCCGACGGCGATCCGCTCATACGCTCACCCGCGAACTGGCGAAGAATTCCAGCCGCTGCTTGACGCTCTGGTCGCCACGCCACTGGCCGGCACTGGCCAGCTTGAACACGACGTTGGTGTGCTGATAGGTCGAGGTCGAGCCATCCGCCTCGGTGATGTACTGATACATCGTCCCCGGCGCCGGCGACTGGCCATTGAGCTGGTCGGCCTCGAGCTGGGCGATGAACTCGTCGACGGCCGAGTTGCCGCGCTCCAGCTCGAACTGACCCTCCCAGCCTTTCGGCAGTTCGGCGCCGAGCTGCGAGCCGTCGATGCGGGAGATGCGCACCGAGGCGGTCACCTGCCGCGCCTCGAACCCGGTGACATGCGCCAGATCGACGCGGCCATAGGCGCCGAGCACCACCACCTGGGTGTCGCGGCCAAGGGAAAACATGCTGCCGGACATTCTTGTTCCTCACACTTGTGTCGCGCAGCGCCACGGCGGGCGGCGCGCGTGTTGCTCAGGCGGCCAGTGCGCCCGGCGTGGTCGGCAGCACCTGCGTCTGCACCTGCACGGTCTGCCCGCCTTCGATGTTGACGACGAAGAACTCGTTGATCGCCTGGTACTGCACCTGCGCGTCGCTCTGCACGTAGCCGAGGCCGGTGCGGCTGGCCGGGTTGTTGCTGGTGTCGCAGATCACGCTGAACGGCAGGCTGCCATCGGTGCTGCCGAGCAGCCCCTGCCCCAGCATGTTCTGCAAAAAGCTCAGTTGCGTCGCGCGGATTTTCTGGAACAGGCTGGCGTTGATCACCTGGCCGACATACTGCCCCATGCCGGAAGCCAGCGTCGCCGCGATGTAGTTGGTCAGCCGCGTGTAGTTGTCGCCGTTGATCGCGCGGTTGCTGCTGCTGTTGATGCCGCCGCGCACGCCCCAGAAGGCGCCGGCCGGCTGCGGATTGGCGATCACGTCGATGCCGGCCTGGAACAGCGCGCCGAGATCGGCGGCGGCGTAGCCGGTGCTGGTGCCGGCCTGCGGCGTGCCGCTGAGCTGCGTGCCGACCACCGAATAGAGCGGCTTGTTCAGGCTGCTCTGCTCGGGACTGAGATTGGCCAGCCGCCCGGCGACGAAGCCCTGCGGGCTGACCACGCGCAACGTCGCGTTGACCGGATCGTTCCACCACACCCAGTCGCCGAACATCAGCTTGCAGGCGTAGGAATCGAGCCCCGCGCCGTGCTTGCTGGCGATCGCGTTGGCGATATTGTCGCCGGCCGGCCCGGTCAGGATCATGTAGACGCCTTCGGACAGGCCGAACTGCGCCTGCGTCGTCCACTGCGTCGCATCGGTGCCGTCGGCCAGCAGCGCGATGCTGCAACCCTGCCCGCGCAGCGCATACATGCCCTTGCGCGGCGCGCTGTCCACGCCGATCAGCGTCGTCGTGCTGACGCCGGAGGCGCCGTCGCTGCCGGGCGTGCCGGATGAAAACGCGTAGGTGCCGGCAACGGGTGCGATCGCCGTGCCGTTGGCGGCAGCCGTGACCAGCCCGCTCGGCCCGCGCTGCGGCCCCTGCCCGGCATTGACGGCAGCGGCGAGCGCATTCCAGAACGCCAGGCCGCTGCCGCCGATATTGTCGTAGATCTCCGGTAGCAGCCCGGGCAGCACCACGGTCAGCCGCCAGGTGTTGGCCTGGCTGCCGTTGCCCAGGATCAGCACGATGCTGTTGCCGAGGCTGCCGGTGTAGAGCGCGGTGAAGGTGAAGTTGCTGCCCGGCAGCGTCAGGCTCGCCGCCGTGTCGGTGCCGTCGGTGGCGCGCACGCAGCGGAAATTCTGCGCGCCCTGCTGCACCGCAGTCGCCACCTGCGTGCCCATGTCGTAGCTGCGCGCCACCAGCGGGCCGAACGCGTTGGCATAGTCGGTCATCGACCCGACGATCACCGGCTTGCCGACCGGCCCCCAGCTCGCGCTGCCGATGACGCCGACGATGTCCGTCGGCACGCCGTTCAGCACGAGATTCTGCGGCGGCACGATCTGCACATACAGATCCGGCACCACCAGCGAGGTGGTGTTGACGCTGCCCTGCTGGACAATCGGCATTGTGTTCGCTCTCCTGATCCTGTGCGGCCTGCGGCAGCGCCGCCGCGCCGCGCGACGTGGTTGTTCAGCTCAGCAGCGTCTCCGCCGGCAGCGCCGCGCCCAGCGTGGCGTTGAGCAGGCCGACCGCCATGCGCGGCAGGTTGGCGGCGAGGCTGGTCGCGTAATCCACCGTGTAGGTCAGCTCTCGCCGGTACAGCGTCGCGTCCTCCCAGCGGTCGGAGACGCTCGATCCGGCGTAGCGCAGCCGGCCGCTGCTGCCGTCGGCGAGGCCGATGAAGCGGATGCCCGACAGCGCCGCGTCGATCGCGCTGCCGACGCCATCGCGCGTCGCCGGGTCCGGGCACCAGGCGGTGAGTCGGAACGCCTGCAACTGGCGCCTGGACAATGTCAGCGTCGGCTGGTCCGCCTCGACCCGCCCGACCAGGCGGATCGCGCCCGGCACCGACAGCGTTGCACCGGCCGCCACGGCCGGGCGGTAGAGGCTCAGCGCCGCGGCCAGGCTCGCGGCCACACTCTGCGGCGTGTCGGAGGCTTGCAGCCGCCACGACGCCGCGGCGGCATCGGCGAGCACCGCCGCCACCTGGCCCACGCCGCCGCTGCCGCCGAAACGCACCGTCTCGCCGCTGACGGTGGCTGTCAGCGACGGCGTCGTCGTCGCCTGCGGCAGCGACGTGTCCGGCCAGCGCGTCGTGTTGACGCTGTGGCCCGACACCGCTGCGATCGAAATGTTGGTGACGCCGGCAACAAGATCGGCATCGAGTGCGGCCGTCACCGGCCAGCCGCGATAGATGCGGCAGAGCGCGCCGGCGACCGTGCACGGGCCGGACAGGCCGGCCGGATACAGCGCGGCGCCGACCAGTCCCGCCAGCGCGGTCTCGACATCCGATTCGTCGGCCATCAGCTTGTCGCCTGCCGCATGTGGATCCGCCAGCCGAGACTGGTGAGTTCGGCGGTCGAGACGACGCCGGTGCGGCCGAGATCGTCGGTCGCCAGATCGCCGGTGCGCAGCAGCAGCTTGGCGCCGTTCAGGCTGAACGCCGGCAGCAGCACCGCCCAGCCGCCGGCGCCACCGATCACGCCCGGCGCATCGGCCGGCAACGCGCCGCGCCCGCCGACGCCGGCCGCCAGCACGCTCGCCGGCCAGTCGGTCAGCAGCGGGGCGGCGCGCGAGACCTGCACGCCGCCGTAGCCATTCACCCCCGCCGCCTGCGGCGCCGCCGGGCGGGCGAAGCTCAGCATCCGGTTGGTCCTGACGCACAGCACCGCACCCAGCCGCGGCTGCGCGGCGATGAAGAACACGCCCTCCGGCCCGCTGATATAGTCGCCGACGCGGGTGTAGCCGGCATCGAAATGCCCTTCCCACAGCGCGTCGCCATACAGCACCGGCGCGGTGAAATTGACGACGCTGGAAAACATCGCTGGCAGCCGCAGCAGCCGGTTGGCGCCGCCCATCGGCTCGTGCGCCGATTGCGGCCGGTACAGGTCGCACCACGCGCCGGCGGCGCGCGCGGCGGTGCCGAGGCCGCGGCGGATCAGGTCGGGGATGTCGCTGTTGTCGCGGGCCAGGGCCATGGTCGTCATACCACCAATGCCAGCGTGCCGTCGCCGAGGCCCGGCCCCGCCGGCAATCCGAGAAAGCCGCAGAGCCGGCGCCGCCAGTCGTCGAACAGGGCGGCGCGTTCGCGCAGCTCGTTGGCGTTGCGCGTCCACACCGCCGCCTGCGCGGTATCGAGCCGCGTGCCGGCGTCGGTGATCGCCGCCTCCAGCGTCGCCAGCGTCGCCAGATAGTCGAGCACGACAGCGATCTCGGCGACGGAGAGGTTGTTGAGGCGGAATTCCAGCAGCCCGTACGCCTGGAAGAAGCGCCAGCCCTGGAACCCCGCCGGACCGGCGCCGAAGGCCGGATAGCCGCAATAGCGGCGGATATCCGTCTTCTGCGCATCGGTGAACGAGGCGGGCGTTGTCGTGCCGCTCATGATCGTCTCCGCATGACGCCACCAGGGAAGATCAGCCGGCGTGCTCGACCAGCACGGCGCGCTTGAAGGTGGCGTTGGTCGCGGTCGGGACCGTCGAGGGGATCGTCGTGGTGTCCGAGGGCGTGGTGAATCCGCCGATCCAGTACCAGCTTTGTGCGATGATCTGCTGCAACCGGTCGATCGGCTCGCGCGTGACCATGGCGACGCCGTC